CACCAGCGGATCTTCCGACAGGTTCAGGTCGTACTTGTCAGCTACCTCTTTGAACGCCTCGTCCTTGCTCAGATCGAAGTCATAAACTTCGGGCGCAAGCGGCTTGTTTTCCCTAACGACCTTGGTGAGTTCCTTGTACCCTTTTTCAAGTTCCTCGGCCGTCTTGTATTTCCCGGCAAATAATTTTCCCTTTTGACTGTCCTCGAACGCGGGTTTGTGGGAGTTGTCCTGGACTTGGCGGATCGGGAGTTCTTGCTCCAACTCGGGAGTTTCGGCGGCGGGTGTTTCCACTGCGACGGGTGCGTCGTTTGGTGCGGCTTGAATTAAAGTCATTTCTTCTTTCTTCCCTTCTCAACACATTGCTCCATATACCGCACGATATTCTTTTCCCCCTCCTGGTGACACATCAGCATGCCCATAGCGACGCCATCTGGTGCCGACATAGGCATGTTTGGCCTCTCTATCGTTCGATGTCTGAGGTGTTCAAGAATGAACTTGCCGTCCTGCGTTGCGGCAAGCTGCGCCATTACGACGCAAAATCTCTCATTAGTATCCATAGTTACCCTGCGATATCGGCAGCCGCCGCGGGGTTAGCCGCGATCTGCTGCGCCAGTGCCTGTTTAAGAGCGGTAAACTCCTCCTCCGTCGGCACCATTTCCGGTGGTATATTCAGTTTGTTGGCGATAATCTTGCTGAAAATATCAGGGTTCAGTAAGCCCATTGCAACTTGAGGTCCAAACAGGCTGACGATAGTTTGAGCATAGCGAACCATATTCGAGAAGTCTTCCTCGTTCTGCGCCAGTGCGAGCGGACTTACGTGCTGGATGGCAATGACGTTGCCGTCAACAACGAAGTCGCCCAGGTCGATGATACCTTGTTGATCCAGTAAATCCAATATCCTGTTCACCAGCGGTGAGATAAGTTCAAACTGCAACCTGCCGAACGCCGATCCGATCCGTTTCGACAGTTCCTGTTGCCGCAACGATACTTCCGTCGCGGTCTTGACCGGCAGATCTACCGGCCCCAGCGGCTGGGCAAACATGATATCGTTGATTGACTGCTTCAGGTCGTTAATGACAATCTGCGCCAAGTTAACGTCAGTGGACGTTTGCAACGGCATCAGTGTTCGCCCGCGAAGACCGTCAGCGTTGCTCTCAACAGGAATCACCGCGCCCGGTCCGAACTTGATATTTTCGATGTTGATAGTACCGTCGTCGGTCGCCGTGTACATCCCAAAGATACCGATGCTTGCGGCCTGTAGCAGGAGTTCTTTGGTCTTGTTTAAAGTGCGTGTATCCGGTGCCGCTTGTAGAAGAACGCCGCGACCGTAGGTTTCCCCAGGTAACACTGACCAGCGAAACACAATCCACGGAGATGTCTTCTCATTTCTCTCAACCAGTACGTGCTTGCCCTTTTCTGCGACAACCGCGTACTTGTATCCGTCAACCTCGTCCTCACGGTTCGTACGTGGATTGAACAATTTGACCTTCTCGGGATATGCACCCTCGACAAGCGTGATCTTCTTTTCAGGCTTGTCCTTCAATTCGTCGGCTAGATCCTTCGGTATCTCTGCATCTGGCCATAGTACAGACAAGTCCCGAAGCGGGATCTTGAACTGTCGGAACACCGTGTCAGGGATGCCCCGCTGACTTTCCTCAATGAATAATTGGGAAATTGGCACGTTACAGAAGTTGAGAGGATTATTGATGTTCTTGCCCTTCTGAGCGAGAAGTGCACCCGTCCCGACGGCAAGATCCAGGTAACCCTCCGACATCTGTGTGTCAAAGTTGCTATTCTGTAGATGAGTGAACATCAGATTGGTAATCGCCATTAACTTGCGACGCAGTTCGTCAGTGTCCTTGATCTGTGATCCGGGGACAAGTTTGATCCACGGGCTCATCGGCGGTGTCATAGACGCCTGAATATTCGACGCGAATCTCTGGTGTGCTACCAGAGTGGAACTGTCATACACGGTTCCACGGCCGGTCTTGTCCTGACCAATCGTTTCCTCGTCGAAAGTGTCGCGGTGAGGTGCCGCGTATTCCAATGCTTCTTCGTAAATGTCGCTGAAATTGGTCTTCGCGCTTTTGGCGTCTTTGAACCTTTTCAGGAACAGTTCGGCATTAATCGCCATTCTAGCTACCTAACTTTTCAGTTACACCCAACTCAGACGTTCCAATGAGTGACTGGCGGCCCAGTAATCCACCTCTGCGCCTACGCTCATCGGCAATACGCAATTCGCGGTTACGCTCTGCCTCGAGTTCAGCGCGTTTCAACTCTGCTTCACGCGCACGTTTAGCTTCTGAATTTTCTTTAGGAACTTTTGGTGAGAATAAACTACCCATTACCATACCTCCAATGTAGCGGTACTATGATACCACAGGGAAAAATTTAAACAAACAGTAATTCCGCTCCCCCTTTATCGAGCATGTGAAAGAACAGCCGCTCCGGTGTGACGTCCAGCCAACCGGTATTATACCCCAAAACCACCTTGACGACTGAAACGCAGGTTGGCGTGAGCACAGACCGCCATTTAATCCGTTCAGGTACATGGTTTATTCGTAAAATAGTGTGGTGTTTTGTATCGTGGAGGTGACGGGCGTACTCAACGGCAGGTTTTCCGGTGACCTCAATGCCTATCTCAAGCCGGTCAACGCAGGGGTTGACCACCTGTATTGCGGGCCCGGCCTGTGCAAAGCAATAGACGTGCGACCATTCCGGTTTGCAAATTGCGGTTTGCCACTTGGGAAGGCCGTTGCCGCTGCTGAAACCCACGAACCACTCAAAGGACTGAGAAGCCGATGTCACCCTGATACGTCTTCCCTTTTACATGGGGCTTGTGCCCCCGTTTTATCGCCGCCATCTCGCCGGCCCCACACAAGAGGTACTGTAGGGCATCATTGACGTCACTAAACCTGTTCTTCTCAGGCTTAATGTCATACCTCGCGTCGCCGCTGGTGTTTATCTTCTTGAAACGATAGCCCCCCACAAACCCCCTGACAAGGATTTTGCACTTCGACGAGATCAATATCTTAGGGTCTTTACCAATGTTGCTCTCCAAAACGGCCGATACTGTCTCGAGCCGGTCAGGTAAGCGTAGCCCGGGCGACGCCTTAACGAACAGGCCATTGGCTCTGAGAATGTCAAAGTATGTCCTCTCATCGGTCGTCGCCCCATACTCGCCGGCAGGATCGCACCATATGTCAGATACCTCGTTATTCGGGAAACGGATATTAATCTCCGACCGCAGGAACCTCGCGAACGACACCGCCCCCATGCCCTCGTCCTCCTGGACACTGATCTCGTCGATCACCTGCCACTGTCCGTAAATGGAACGCTGCGCGAAAACCGCGGCAGGATGTCGCCCCGACGCGTCCACGCCGACGTATATCTTGCCCGCAGGGTTTATCTTAAGGTTATCAACGACGTGCCTCTCCGGATCAAACGATCTACCGAACACAGGTAAACCATGTTTAACATAGCCGTAGTTACCGTGGATATACACGTTGATCCAGTCCTTCGACTTGCCACCAAGCTGCTGCGTGTAATACCCGCGGCCGTTTGGCAGGTTGTCCAGGTTCTCGGCTTCTGGGCTCAAGCCAGACGGCTGACTGAAAAACTCCCACCTATACTTCTGATCTATGCTCGACGGAGGGACCACGCTGCCCTTTTCATCTCTCGCCCAGTCGTTCTCAACGTCGCACCTGTACCACCAGTGATCGTCATCGGGCGGGTTGGTGTCCATGATTATCCCCGACCAGGTTGGCCACTCCCCATGATGGTCGTCCGGTTTGTCCTTCCTCGCAGGGTATCGCCCCACCCTGCCGGTAGCGGCTTGCAGTATCTCGAAAGGTATTTCCCGTGCCTCGTTAAACCATATCCCCGTCACCTCGAACGACAACAGCTTCTTCATGTCCTCGGGCTTATCCAGCGCGAGGAAGATCACTTCGCATATCACGTCCTCGAATTTTACCGTGTGAGTGTAGGGCGGTTTGCGGTTCATCTTCCCGAATATCGCCTCGGGAAACCAGTCTAGCCATGTCTTGATTGTGGTTGTCTCTAACTGGGGAAGAGTGTTCCTGACAACAAGAAAGCGAGTTCTCCGCTTGCCGTCGGTGCCGGCAGCTTGCTTGCGCGCACGAAGGAAAATCTCCCAGCACATCCCTACCGATTTTCCAGAACCATAGGGTCCTTTAACCCCTCGCACAAAGGCCGTTGACCGGTGGAACTGACCCATAGTCTTCGACGCCTTGTAGGATACGACGTTGTTACTCATAACGATACTCGTACAGTCCAAGATGCCCAATGCGCTTGGACAGGTCATGATCTACAAACACAGGCACCCCCGCCTCGTGACACAGGTCGCAGAAATAATAATCCTCCCCGACCTCCTTCTCTCCGTCCCACGCCACGGCGAACCAAGGCTTCGGTAACTTGCCAAGTACCTCGGCCTTGATCGCCATGATCCCCGTACCCACACGACGCACCTGCTGGTAACCCTTGCTGCTTTGCAGCGTGGGAACCTGCGCCGTGAATTCCAATGGAAACCTGCGCTTGACGCAGTTTGCTGCCGTCACAGGGTGAGGGCTGTCGCGCAAAACCTTGAACGTATCTGCCGGGAAAATCATATCACTATCAACGTGAATGATAGTCGTACAGCCATCCGCGAGTGCCCGCTCAGTGAGAACCCGGCGGTTCTTCTGGATCAGACAGCTATTGGCAGTGTACAGTCGCCAGTCCAGAGTTTCATCAATCGCCGACACCAGGCAGTTCATTGTCTCCGTCCGGACGAACCCCCCGGTCGGCATGCAAATTGCCGTTCTCATTTTCCTGCTCCTTTGTGCGCTTCACCACTGCGCGTTTGCCGTCCTTATCAACCTCCACTGTTCCGTCGCCGAGGTCAATGTTAATCACGATCCCCGCCGCAGATCCCCCTGACTTATCATCAAAGTGGCCGGTGGCCTTGAGCATACTGTCCGACATTCTCCCAAGGGTACCTGCAAGTTGGCCTTTAATGTTACTTGTCCCCTTCTGCACCGTGCTGTCCAGTTCGTCGTAGTCGCGCTCGAATTTCTGCATGAGTTCAATGTGCTTTGCGCTGGAGTGTTTTGCCGACATCCGGAGGTTCAGCTTCCAGATGGCGTGTATCTCCCTGATCTCCTCGAGGATATGCTTCCGTTGCATAAGATCAAAGGCCGCTTTGCGCGGTGCCTTGTACCCCGCGGCTGCGCATGCCCGCACCATATCGAGGTCCTTTGCGTATTCCTCAAGTGCCCTGATTTCTGCCAGTTTGAAAGAGTTCAACGTGTAACCGGCCTCGTACTGGGGCACTAGGGCGTCGGCAATGTCCTCTATCTCATTGCCGTGGGTATTATAAAACTCAGTTTCAGGCCCGCGCTTGTCAATACTCATCGGTCGTATAATCCACGTAATGATACCTGGCCTCGCGCTTTTCCCGGGCAATCCGTCTGACGTATTCGCGCCGCTTTGCGGGATCTACCGGCAGGGGGTCGCCGATGATTGAAATGCGGCGGATGTTTACCACCCCGTTAAAGTCGCTGTCGATGCGTTCCACTGCCCTGCGGAAAGCATGCGAGTTAGTGCATGCGTCTATCTCAAGGTCAAATTCCCCTGAGCGCAGCGTGGCAACTTTCATGTTGTATCTTAAAACGTCCACCATCGTAGTTTAACTTTAGTTAATTTTTGCGCCGCCCGCTAGCATTTTTTATAAGCTATAGGGAATAAGAGCCGGCCACTCCCAATTCGCGGGGTGGGGGTCGCTAAAAACAATGCCCCCACCGTCCTTTGCACATAACTACTAGTGCAATGTCGGATAATGTCCATTGTGTAAAATACACTATTGAATATTATCAAAGGGTTAATGGTGTTTTGGGAATTGGAAAATGGCAACTGGCGATTATCAAAATGTTTCACTATGGGATTATTGGCATGTTGCATGTTTCTTTTTGTAGATAATGTGAGGGGGCTGCAGTAAGCAGGAAACGGATTGTTATGGAGAATGTTAGCACTCTCGGCAACTGAGTGCTACCGTTTGCCGTAAATAAGAATATAAGTCATTGTAATATTGACATTGTTTAAATACGCAATATTATTGCTCACATTTTTGTTTACACTAATAAGCGTCGGGTATAGGATAGAGATATGAGGCCAGGAATAATGGAGAGATAGGATGACATTGGAAGAAATCAAACAAGCCGTTGACGCCGGAAAATCTGTTAAATGGTCGAATGACCGTTACGATGTTAGAAAAGGATTATGGGAGCAATACTACATTGTTTTTACGTCTAATAATGGCATGGAAGACGTCACGGGACTTCATGGTTATGAGTGCCCAGAACACTTTTATATAAAGGAATAAAGACAATGCAAGTAACATTCACATACACCAACAAGAACCCTAAAACGATCTATAACGTCCTGGCCACCAAGCTTGGCCGGGAACCAAGTTCGGCTGAGTTGAAAGCTGAAGTTAAACGGATACTGACAGAAAAGGAATAAATAATATGACAAGACTCTATCAAAGTATGTACAGATCAAGCGCAAAATACGAGGCACAAGACCAGCTTGCCGGAAAAACTCACTATGTTGATGACAGCACGTTAAGGTTTCATAAAGCTAGGGTCTTATCGTGCGACATAGCGCAAGAAGGAACTCTATTCTGGTTAATTGAGAGCGTCGCAATGAATATGCATAACACTAGACGTGGTTTTCGGTATGTTGTGTTTGACGTTTTTGGGAATGTTGTTGAACGCTGCGCGATTGAAGATTGCTTCAAGTCAAGCAAGGTTGCAAACAAGGCACTCAAAGCGGCTCTGGCCGTTCTGGACGGGAAAGCCTTGACTCTGGCAGGTATTAAAAGCAGCAAGGATCAAGACGCAAGCAAATACACCTATCTTATCAATCAATTGGATAGATTAAAAAGCGAGGCAGCATGACCCGTGCAATTCGCCTTTTGCTAGAGTTCATTGTCGCCGTGCTAATCCTCGGCATCCCCGTTTACGGCTCATGGCTCTATTATGTCGTCACTGGCAAATACCTCAACTTTTAACAAAGGATAAACTGCCGTGAAATACACCGACAACAAACAAGGCCGGCCCCCAGCACCATGGGGCCGGTCTAAAATGGTCAGAGTACCTCTTGCCATTGCCAACCAGGTCCACGCCCTTATCGCCGCCTACAAGGCCAATTTCAAACGCCCCTAGGCCGGTCTAAAATGGGTACCAGGTCCACGCCCCTAGGCCGTGGTTAGGGGCTTGCCCCTGTAACGTCCTGTAACGTCCTTGTAACGTCCTCTGTAACGTCCTATTTTCCTTTCTTTTCATGCCTGTAACGTCTGTAACGTCCTATTTCCTATTAATAGGGTAGAATATACAGTGCTGTATGACGGGGATAGAGTGTGAAAAACACAAATTTAGACGTTACAGACGTTACAGGCAACATAACCTAATGATAAATATGATTAATTCAAGTAACGTCCAAAACTGCGGTAACGTCCTACCGGAGGGAACTCTTAACATAAACCCGCATAACGTCGCCGTTTACCCTAACAAGACTGTTAACATAACCCAACCTGCGCATTGCTCGCCCCAGCCGGTTAGTATGCGCCCTGCTAATGTCCTTGTCCGCCAGACCCAGGGCCTGTTTCAAAACATCCCTACCCTTAATACCCTCGCCCCTAGGCTCCAAACCCTGGGCGGAGATCCAATCGCTGATTGCCGCTTCCCAACTGTCGCTCTCAAAGTACCCTTCGCGCACCGCCTCGGCCTCTGCGGCAACAGCCTCCCACATAACGCCGTTCTCCTTAAACAGCACGGCGCCCTCTGCCCATAGCTGGTCGCGATCTGCAATCAGCTTACCCACGTCCAGGTTGTCGTTAATATGCAGCGGTAGCCAGCGGCGGTTGCCTGTCGGATCACTGAACAGCTCACCCTCGTTCGTGGTGCCTATGAAGACCCCGCGGCGGAGATAGCTTTCAGCCTTCTCCTTGAACTTCGGCACCCAGTCCTCTTTCGTCCTGGTCACGAACGCCTTGATATAATCCAGGTCACGGCTCTTCAGCCCCTGTAATTCGCTAATCTCGATGACCAGCTTGCCCCGCAGCTTGCGCACAAGGTCAGCGTCCTTCTCGGCGAAGGACATTTCACAAACGAAGTCCTGTGCCGGCGCAAGAGCCGTCACCACCCGCGTTTTCCCTATACCCTGTGCCCCCTCCAATATGGGAACCATATCGGCCTTAACCCCCGGCGCCAGCACCCTGCCGGCGAGAGCCGTCCACAGGTAAGCCCCAAACGCCCGCTGATACGCCCCTGCGCCAGCCCGCAGGTACGTTTCTGCGAAGGTTTCGACCCTGGGCACACCGTCCCATACCAAACCTCCGAGCCACGTCTGGGCACTGTCTAATGCGTTCTCTCCGCACACATAACTTATGTAATCTCTAACGGCCTCTTTACTCACGGGCTTGAACCCGCGGCCCTCGATCTTGAGAATTAACATAGAGCAGTCTTCATTATTAATCGGCCGCCACTCGACCTTGCCGGCAGGGGAGATGATATCCTCACCCTTGAACTCGTCAAAGGCCAGCTTGTAACCTGTAAACCACTCATTGCGCAGGGCCATGTAAATGTTCCCTGCGGTGGGCTCTATACGCCCTAGTTTATCCCGTTGAAATGGAGGCAGGGGCCGCTCCTGCTCCGGCGTTAGGTCGTCCTCTATCGAGGTAAGTGAGGTGAACACTGCGGCCTTGATACCTAACGCATTTTCGAACTCATCATCAGTGCGTCCTGCGCAATGCGCGTGCATACACTTGAAGTGTCCTCTCTGGTAGCCCCTGCCCGGCGGCATATAGGCCGTGGCACTGGGTCCACTGTCAGAAGTATGGTTATTCTTGAACGGGCAGTCAATGAAAATTGCGCCGTCCTTACCCCGCCCCCGCACTTTGCCCTCCGCCGTGAGCAACTTGCTCACGGCGTCTTCCCTTATCACTTCACCGGCGATCTTTGGCCGGCGCAATGCGCCCTCGGCCGAACTCAAACCGAAACGCTCCTCGACGCGGCGGATGATTGCAGCATACGCATCGGCGGTGATCTCTGGAAAATCCACCCCTGTCCATTCATAACGCGCACCGCTGACGTGCGTTCCGCAAGCGACGAATTGCTGACCGTTAGCCAGGAACTCCACAATGCCACCGTCAACACGCACTGTTCTTTTCGGAAACTCGCCCTTCACGATGAACGCCATGAGGATCTTCTTGCTGCCGGTGCGCCAGCGCACGGGGAAATCGCCGACTTCCTTGGCAATCTCGTCAGCAAGGTCACTGTCCACGTCTATATCAACAGCACGCAACTCCCTCGTCTGTACGCAAATACCGTAATTAGGAACACGTTGCCACGCGGCCAGTTCTGCCGCGGTCGTTTGTTTCGAAGTCCAGTCCGTCAGGCCGGCGACGAGCCCGCGGCTGTTATATACTGAAGGCACTTTACCGAGTGAGCCGAGCGTTGAGTTGGGGGAAATTTTTGCTGCCGGATCGCTGACGACCGGTAAAAGGTCGTTTGCGAAACGCTTAAAAGCGAGCCAATCTTTGGAATTTGCACCGTACATTTTCACCTCACTATCCCGAGACTACTTTGTCTCTGGATAAGGGTCAACCCCCTTGACAAGATCTTTCTGGACATTACAATCACAAACAGAGGTGAACGAAAATGAAACTACGCCCTTCTTCAGCGCATCGTTGGTTATCCTGCACGGCAAGTCACGAACTGGAATCCTTGTATCCCGACGAGCAGAGTGCGTTTGCTGAAGAGGGAACTCTCGCCCACGAAACGGCCGCTGCAATTCTCAGCGGGCAACTTGCAGGTTGCGAAGATCCTTATATCATGAAATATGTGCGTTTTGTGCAGCGCATTGCGACGAACCGCACGCTGCTCATCGAGACACGCGTTGCACCGACGGCCGCAGTGAGCGGCACGGCCGACGCGATTGTCATCGGCAAGCGCAAGGTGTTCGTCATTGACTTGAAATTCGGCAAAGGCGTCGCAGTGAGTGCGCCAAGGAACGAGCAGCTTATGCTCTATGCTCTGGGCGCGGTGCAACCCGGCATTAAGCAATATGAACTTATCATTCACCAGCCGCGCATGAACAGCGTCAGCCGGTGGAACGTGTCCCTGGGCGAACTTCTTGAATTTAAAGAACGCGTCGAGGGTGCGTCAGCGGCCATTGCGACGGGCAAAACGCGCTATGTGCCGTCTGAAAAGGCGTGCCGCTTCTGCAAGGCGCGGAAGGATTGTATTTCCAAGGCAGAGACACCGAACATGGCCGTCGGTGACTTTGCAATTTTATAACGGCCGAAGAAGGAGAAACTAAAAATGCAACTTAAACTTAGCAACGTGAGACTGGCCTTCCCCCAGTTGTTCGAGGCAAAGAGCGTCAACGGTTCGGAGCCGGCGTTCTCGGCATCGTTCATTGTACCCAAGGGTCACCCTCAATTCGCCGAGATTGAAAAGGCGGTTGAGCAGGTGGCAAATGAAAAATGGGGCGCAAAGTCCAAGGCGGTTCTCACACAACTTAAGAGCGGCGGTAAGGTGCCTTTGCGCAGTGGCGACGACAAAGCCAGCTATAACGGGTTCGAGGGCAACTTTTATATCTCTGCCCGTACTAAGTCCCGCCCTGCTGTAGTTGATCGTGACCGCGGCGTGCTCACGCAGTCGGACGGTAAGCCCTACGCCGGTTGCTATGTGAACGTGTCCCTTGATCTCTGGGCGCAGGATAACCAGTTTGGCAAGCGCGTTAACGCTTCGCTGCGCGGCGTTCAGTTTGTCAAGGACGGAGAGGCGTTCAGCGGGTCGTCACCGGCGTCGGCCGATGAGTTCGACATCGTTGAGGACCTTGAGTAGTGAAGACCGCCGTCCTCGACATCGAAGTCTATTCCAATTACTTCCTGGTTAAGTTCAAACTTACGGACAGTGACCAGTCGAAGGACTTCGAGATGTATGACGGCAAACCCTTTGACTGCGCGTCAGTCGCGGGGATCATGCGGAAGTATCGAACCGTCGGTTTTAACAGCCGGCGGTTCGATCTTCCCTTGATATGGGCGGCGTGCAACGGGGCAAGCGTAGCGGAACTCAAGGGCATGGCCAACGACATCATCGTCAGGGACAAGTATTTCTGGGGTTACGAAGAGACTGACCACATTGACATTATCGAGGTGCTGCCTGGCCGCGCCAGCCTGAAGACTTACGGTGGCCGCATCCATTTCCCCTTCTTGCAGGATCTTCCTATCCCGCCAGATGCTGAAATAACAGCCGGCGACAGGGAGAGCCTTAAATCATACTGTCATAATGACCTGCTCATCACGCAAGCCCTGTTCGAGAAGGTCGCACCTCAGATTGCGCTGCGCGAGGAGATGGGAAAGCAATACGGCGTTGATCTCAGGTCAAAGTCAGATGCTCAGATCGCCGAGGCCGTCATTAAGAAGATGTTGGGTGTAGGGAAGGTCAATGTGCGGTCGGCCGCGTTCAAATACCTGCCGCCGACATTTATTTCTTTTATGACGGAGCCCTTACGGAAACGGCTTGAGCAGATATCGACCTATGAGTTCCCGGCGTCGGACAAATTAGTCATGCCTGAATTTATGACTGAGCGTATGCGCATCGGCAAGAGTGAGTACCAAATGGGCATTGGTGGGTTACACTCCTGTGAGAACGCTCAGGTGAGCCTCGACGTGAGTGACTACGACGTCGCTTCTTACTATCCGTCTATCATTCTGAACTGCGGGCTGTACCCGAAGCACCTGGGAGAGAAGTTTCTTGAAGTTTACCGGCAGATATATGAGCGCCGCCTACGGGCGAAGGCCGAGGGGGACAAGATACTGGCCGATACGTATAAAATTGTCTTAAACGGGTCGTTCGGTAAATTCGGATCAAAGTACAGTGCACTTTATTCCCCCGAACTACTCATCCAGACCACGATCACAGGGCAACTTGCCCTTCTCATGCTGATTGAGATGCTCGAGGAGATGGGCAACGAGGTGGTGAGCGCGAACACGGACGGCGTGGTTTTCAGAGGCGACGGTGCGGAGACTGTTGCGTGGTGGGAGAAGGTCACGGGGTTCAGCACGGAGCGCACGGATTATAAAGCCCTCTATTCAAGGGACGTTAACAATTACTTTGGATTTAAGGAGGGCGGGGTCAAGGTCAAGGGGATATTTGTACCTGGCTCGCTCAATAAGAACCCGTCCAACGAGATCGTGACAATGGCCGTTATCGCCTTCCTGAAAAGCGGCACGCCCATTGAGGATACCGTGCGAGGCTGCGGTGACATAACCAAGTTCCTCACATTG